AAGTGGCGTAGTTTTGTTAATGCTACTGCAATGGATAACCCTTACTTATCAAAAAGCTATATTGATAACCTTAAAAGAACGCTTTCACCTTCAGAAGTTAGTCGTTTACTTATGGGTAATTGGGAAGCACAAGACGATCCAGACAGTCTAGTAAATTCTGACGATATAAACGAAATGTACGACCATTCAATTAATAAAAATGAAAGCTTAACTAAATTTTTATCTGTAGATGTTGCCTTCAAACAAGATGGGTGCGTGCTATTCGTTTGGGAAGGTAACGACGTAATTGATATAATAAAAGTAGGTAAGAATGAAATAGTACTAGATAAGATTAAAGAAACTGCTAGACTGTACGATATACAAACTAGATACATAGCTTACGATAGCGACGGGGTGGGGCAATATATTAAACAATATTTAAGAACGTCTAAGGCTATAACTAACAATGGTAGACCACTTAAAGACGAAAACTATAAGAATCTAAAATCTCAACTTTACTATAAACTAGGGGAGCTTATAAGGGACGGCAAAGTAAAAATGAAAACTAATAAATTCAAGAAAGAACTAGAAGGGGAGTTGTTATGTATTAAAAGAAAGGTACGCGAAACTTCAGAATCTAAAATGGAAATTAATAGTAAGGATGAACAAAAAAAGATAATAGGACATTCACCAGATTTCGCTGACGCTATGGCATATAAAATGATATTTGAATATACGTTAGGTAATTTTATTAGAATGGCATAAACAATTATTTAACTGTTATATATATTAGCATGGATAAAGAAATACTGATACCGACTTCATGGAATGACGTTACTTTAAGGGAGTTTATCTCTTTGAGTTCTTTAGACTTAAAGTCCTATAAAAGTCCTATTGAATATTATATTCATGTTTTACGGTTATTCGGTAATGAAGACTTAGAAGAAATATTTGACTATATTAAAACTTCAGACCTTGAAAACATAGTAGGTCAAATGTCTTTTATGAACACAGAGCCTGAAAAGTTAGATAATAAATCTGTAGAAATTAACGGGGAAATGTTTTTTTTATGTAATAACTTAAATGAATTAACAGTAGGGGAATATATAAGTATAGAGTCTTTAATAGAGCAAGGGGGCTTTAATTCTGTTGAGGCTATACCTATAATACTAAGCGTAATTTTAAGACCTAAAAACGAAGAGTTTGACTCTAACAAATGCGCTGAACGTATAGAACTATTTAAAGATTATTTGTCTATAAATTCAGTCCTAGGAATGAGTGTTTTTTTTTCGACTGGCGCAAGGTGATAATGTACAATTTCAGTGCTTTATTTAATGGAGATAAAGACGAAGACGAAATAGAAGCCCCTGCAGTGCCTAAGTTTTCAGACCGTTGGAAATGGTTTAGTATTATTGAAAGGTTAGCAAATGGGGACATAACAAAGTTTAATGAAGTATATAAGATAACATACATAACGGCTTTAAATACTTTAAGCTACTGGAAAGAAAGGGACGACTACCAAGAACGACTAAGGAAAAGGCAGGAAATGATGAACAAGCATAAATGATTGAGGAGTTAGCACATATATACACTAAAAGATTTAAACTTTCTAACCCTGAAATAATGGAGTTTGCCCGTCGTAAAAAGTCGAGGGGTAAAAAACAAATAACTAACAAGGAACTAAAATTAATAGGAAGGAAATTAACAAGGGTGTTGAAACAACAGATAAGAAAGCAGGGACACGTAGACACAGGCAAAATGGTTGATACTATACAAGTAGACGCTACGATAGGAAGTAATAGAGGTTTAGTCGCTAAGATTAATGCCGTTGATTATTGGAAATATGTAAACGGTGTTTTTGATATACTAGATAACGCAATGAAGTCTAGAGCCTGGAAAAAAATAGAAAAGGAATTTAATAGCCTTAACAGAGGTTAAAAAACAATAATATGAAAATACAAACTATAAACCAACTAGTCAGCGTATGGAAAGACATAGCTACTAGACACTACCAAATAAATGGTTTTGGTATTGGTGATGAATGGGAAATAGGAGCGGACAAAGCTTATATGCACCCTGTATTGTGGATTAACCCCGTTAGTGCTTCTATGCCCTCAACTGATTACGGTTATAAAACATTTGAAATTGATTTTGAAATAAGAATATTTGATTTAGTTAACAAAGACGAAAGCAATGAGAACGACGTTCTTTCTGATACTATAGATATCTTAAAAGACATTATAACAGAGTTTAAAGGACACCCGTACTACGTTAATAGTCAACTTAATATAATAGGTGATATAGACTTTGAAGCTTTTACAGAGGAGTTTGACGAACAAGTAAGTGGATGGCTTACAGAGATTTCCTTAATGACACCTGTACTAACAACTTTTTGTGGTATTCCTGCTACTGACATAACAGGGTTTGTTTTTCCAGGTATAGACTGTCCAGACGTTAACGTATTATGTCCCGTATTTGTTGAAGACGTAACGGGCGTTTATCCTATTGTAGTTACTACAACGGGAACTACAAAAGAAGTTTCTTTAGCAGGTGGCGTAGGGTCAGATACTTTTGTAATTAGTGGTACTTATAACACATTAACCGATAATCTAGAGTTGTTAAGAAATGACAGTGTAACTGTATTAGTTGACTTATCAAATATAAACACCGTTAACACTTTTGTAACTTCAGCAACTTTTAATAATAGTAATAATAACAACCTTGTATTAACACTTAACGACGGTAGTACTGTTACTACCTCAATAGATAATTTTAACGGCTTAGACGTTACGGGAACGGTTAACGCAACTGCCTTTGTTGGGGACGGTTCAGGGCTTACGGGTTTACCTAGTGGGGGGGAAGTTAATACTTCGTCTAATAGTGGAACGGGTGAAGGGTTAGCACTTACAAAAGTTGGTTCTGACTTACCTTTTAAAAGTATAACTGCAGGTACAGGAATTACTTTAACTTCTAGTGCTGACGAATTACAGATTAATTCTGCTAGTTCAGGGGGTGATAATATTTCTAATGCTGATTTAACTTTTAATGCTACATATAACGCAGATTTAAACGGTAACGATTGGAGTATTAAAGACGGCTCAGATACTTTGTTTAGTATTGATAATGACGGTAGTTTTATAATAGGGAAAGGAGCGACAAATAATAATACTTTGTCAAAAAATCAAAATGTAATTATAGGTCAAAACGCTACTATAGGCGCAGGTTTTAGTGAAAAAGCGATATCAATAGGTTATAACGCTTCTGCTACATTAACCAACTCAATAGCGATCGGGGGGACGGCAACGACTGGAGGTGTATCAATAGGGGTCGGATCGGTTGCAGGTGGTGTTGCAGTTGCTTTGCTTGGTTCTGCAACATCTGATTTTTCAATCGGTATCGGTTCGGGTTCTTCTTCTTCAAATACGGGAGCTATATCAATAGGTAAAAGCGCCGTAGCAAGTGGCAAATATACAACTTCTTTAGGTTATGAAGCCGAAAGCACTTCTAATTTTGCGACTGCTTTAGGCTGGAATACTGAAAGCAACGCTTATATGGGTCTAGCTTTAGGTTCAGCAACCGAAGTAAATCACGCAGGCTCTGTTGTTTTAGGGACAGGCTTTTCAACGGGTGCTAGTGCTTTAAAAAGTACGTCAACAAACCAATTAACAGTGGGTTTCAATTCGGCAACCCCTACAATGGTAATAGGTGCAACAACTGATAGTTATATAAAATCAACGGGAAATTTAAGCCTTGAAACAGACACAACTGTAAAAGGCTCAGACACTTCAGCAAGTACAACAGGTTTTAAGGTTACAGATTCTACTAATGCAAGTTTATTAGAAGTAAAAAACAATGGAGTAATTAACGCTTCTAACTTACCAACATCTTCAGCAGGTTTGTCTAGTGGTGATATATGGAATAACGGGGGAGTTTTAAATATAGTATAAAAATAAAGATATGATAACGATTGATTTAAACGAAAACAGTGGAATTACAACGGGTGAACTACCTGTTTACGATATTAAGAAAAAGATAACTGGACTTGTCAATGTAAAGACTAACGGGGTGTCTTGGTACTTTTCAGCAGTTTGGAAATATGGGGACGCTTCAGAGTACGCAACAGGTAAAGCAGTTACTTTTGATAATTTGCCTTTCGGTTTAGATAGGGCAATATTAAACGATGAAGGAAAAGAAAACTACCCAACAACAGACGGGGGCTTTACGGACTTTAAAAAAGATATTTATAGAGTTTGCGATAGATATAAACAAGTTCTAGAGGAACAAATACCTTCTTTAGTTGGACAGATAACTGTTACTGGCTTGTAATGGCTCAAAGACGAAGCAAATTAAAAGGGAAGGTTAAGAAAATAGGAAAATCAATCGCTAAACTTTACGAAGCTGAAGTAATAAGGCAGGATTTAATTGATACGGGTTTAATGCGTGATTCGTTTACGGTTAATATAACTGTAGGAAAAAACGGTGAAATGGAAATATTTGTATCTAGTGTATTTTATTTCCAATACATAGACGGCTCTCCCCATTATTTTAAAGTAGCTGAAAAGGTTTTTGAATCTAAGAAGTATAAAACATTAGAAAATAGGTTAATAGGTTTGTTATCTATGGAATTTGCGTTAACATTTCCTGATAACTTTGATACTTCGGATTCTGTAGAATATTTTTTCACTTACCCTTCAGATAGTACAGTTGGAAAACATTTCTAAAGCCCTTATATATTATAATGTAAATTAAAAAGATGCCACAAACAGGAACACAAACACAGGTAAAAGTAAGACCGTTATCCTTAACACCTACTTACAACGAAACTATTGTAGTTTTAGAGTCCCCTAATATACAATCTAAAAATTTTAAATGGATTGTAGATATATATAAGGGGGAGTCAACAGAAGCAGACTATAAGTTATTATCTACTATTGTTATCCTTCCTAATCCTGAAGGGTACGGGGTAATTGATTTTCATAGACATATAGAGAATAATATTAGCACTTCTTTTTACCCTGCAGACGTAGATAAGATTAGTAATAAAGTAACTAATGAGGGCTTAAAATGGACTTATGAAGTAAAAGAACAATTTTCAAATACTGTTTGGGCTTTTGAGAATAACTATACAACTGCAGGTACTTTTGTCGGGTGGACTTCGTCAACAGATAAACACCCTTATATAGTTGGGGACGTTATAAACATAGTACAAAGCGCAGGGGCTACACACTCAAGTTATGACGGTCAAGCCACTGTTACGGTTGTTGTAGACGAATACACTGTTTTAACAGACAAAGCTTATGTAAGTAGTACACCCACTGCAGAAGGGGGAGTGTCTAATTTAGTAGATACAAACTCTAGAACTATTGAACAAGTTATAATTTCACCTACAAATTTAGTATATTCTTTTAATGGTGCTTTAACTTTTCAAGACTTCAGGAATTGGGATCCTTTTAACTATAGAATGTCTAACACCTCTTCTAGTAGTACTAAATTTTTATTAGACGGCTTAAACACTTTTGACGTTACTTTGAGTGATAGGGTCTGGATTAATAACTTCATGGACACTACTTATTTTAGAGGTTTAAAGATAGAAACAGATAACGGTGTTTTCACTGTTGAACAAACTTTCAACCCTACAGGACAACACTTTATTAACCAAAACAAAATTGGGGCTAAAGATATACTAGAAAGCTCTGATACTTTTTTAACTGTGTCGGGTTCTTTGCCTATAGTAGACCTTAACACTACCTTTATTAAGATAACGCCTTTAGACGCTTTGTTAACTACTGCAGTAGGTGAAACGGTTACTTTAAACGTAAAAGAAGAGTGTAGCAAATACGAAGCTATTAGGTTTTTTTATATGGATAAGCTAGGTAGTTACTTGCCTATTACATTTAATAAGGTTAGTAAAAAGAACATCACAAACACTAGAAGCAACTATAAACAGAATTACGGCAGTTATGACTCAGTGTCTAACGTTTGGGGTTATACTACATACGACAGGGGTACAACAACTTACGATTTAACGACTAAAGAAGTTATTACGTGTACTTCTGAATGGATAACAGAAGACGCTTCTAAAATGGTTATAGCAATGTTAAACTCTCCTAATGTTTACATACAAAGTTCAATAGGTGAGTACATAGCTATAAACATAACTACTAATAGCTACGAAGATAAAAAGACAGTTAACGAAAAGTTAATAAATTATACTATATCATTCGAACACGCTAACACAAACACTAATCAAAGAGGATAGATGAATAAAAAAGTTGAGATAATACTAGGGGACTACCCTAATCAAATTTCTTTAGATTTAATATATAATTCTATATCTATAGCCTTACAGTATTCAATAGATGATATTAGGGACATAGATAAAAAGAATAGTAATTATAGTAAAACAATAACTTTACCAGGTACAAAGAAAAACAATAACGCTTTCGGTAGTCTGTTTGACGTTAATAGCTCTTTTGATTTATACAACCCTAATAAAAAAGTAAACGCTAGAATAGTCGTAGACAGTTCACCTGTTTTAGAGGGTTACTTACAATTAATTAACGTTAAAAAACTAAATAAGGCAGACTTACAGGGTAATTTAATTTCTTATGAAGTAGTAGTGTTTGACGATTCTATTGATTTTATACAAACCGTAGGAGATAAAGAAGTAAGGGACTTAGATTTTAGCGCGTTAAATCATACATACGGTAAAACGGCAATAGAAAACGCGTGGAATAATCATACTTTTGCAGACGTTTATCAATACCCAATGCTAGATAAGATAACGCAAGGTTATCAAACAGAAGACTTTAAACCTGCTTTTTATCATAAGGCTTTATTATTAGAAGTCGCTAAGGCTTCAGGCTATACTTTAGAAGGTTCTTTCATTACTAATAACACTACATACGAAAAAGAATTAATTTCTTGGGACGGTAACACGCCAACAATAACAGATAGTCAGGCACTTTTAAGAGAATTTAGCGCAGGTTTAACAGGTGGCACAACTACTTTAAAAACTACAGACACAGGGACTTTCCAATCATTTTCTAGTAAAATACAAGAACAAGAGACAAACTTTGACGATATTACAACGCCTTTTTTTGATAATACTGGAAATTATACTTTTGATTTAGGTGCGCCTATTCTTTATTCTCAATGGGAAACAAGCAACACAGGAAAATATAACTTTGAAATAAAAATAAGGGCAGGGGTCAGCTATTTCGGCAGGGGTGTAATGAGGTCTACTAGTGGCTCAATTATAGGTAATTCAAGTAACGACGCAAGAATAAGGGCAGTACTTAGGGACGCAGACACAGGGGCTTTTATTCCTAACGGCTCTAGAACAACGACACTAGGAAAATTAAACTCTTTAACAACTTCAAACGCTTCAGACCCTAAAGTAACTAAGTCAGTAGAAGCAGACGCAACTTTAATTTTTAGCGACGTTTATTTATTAGAAGGGCAAAAAGTTAGAGTTTATTTACAACTAGTAAACGACATAGCAGGAAGCTCAACGGATAGTTTTGCATGGACAACAGGAACGGGGAGTTCTATAACACCCGAAACGGTAACACTTACTTTTTATATTAAAGATACATTATCAACGGGGGGTACTTCTAGTTTTTCTAATGAGGTTGTAAAAGTTACAAATATAAACGACGGGGACAACTTAGAATTAAATTTATATCTTCCTAAAGACGTAAAGCAAAAAGACATATTAAGCGACGTAATAAGAAGGTATAATGTATATGTAAGAAAACACCCAACTAAAGCAAAAACATTAATACTAGAATCTAGAGATGATTACTATAATAATCCTACTGTATTAGACTGGACACAAAAAAAAGATTATAATAGCGAAGATAAAATACAGTTTTTAAGCGAGTTGCAAAACAAAGAAATATTATTTACTTATAAAGAAGCTAACGATATAGTAGCTTCAGACGGGGGGAAGTATAACGACTCTTATAATCTTTCAACGGGTGATATATACGGACAAAAAAAGATAAGCTTCGATAATGACTTTGTGAAGGGTGTTAAAAAAATAGAATCTATATTTAGCACTACGCCTTTAGTTTATAGAGGTGATAAAGGTAATGACGTTGTAGTACCCTCTTTAAATAGTTTAGAAGGAAAGCGTAAATCTGTTTTATTATATTGGGGTGGGCTTACGACTATACAAGACGAAAACGGTAACGCGTCAACTGTAGATATAACTTTCGGAACTAACGCAACTTTAAACTCTTCTGTATACCCTTACGGGGGACACTACAACAACCCATATACGCCAACGATCGACATACATTTCGGGCTAGTAACTTACGAATATTACGGAGTGTTATTAAATACAATAACAAACGGAAATTTATTCAATAACTATTGGGCAAACTATATCAATCAAATTTCTACAGGTAAATTAATTACTTCTAAGTTCTATTTAAACGAAACAGATATAAACTTTATTAAAGACAATTTAAACAGTCGAATATTTATTAAAGACAGTTACTATATAATTAATAAAATAGTTGATTACAAGCCACTAGAGGACGGTTTAACAACTGTAGAGCTTTCAAGGATTGAACAAGGTAGCACTTTTACGCCTACAATCTCAACGCCTACTATAAATATAGCACCTTCTAATCAAACACTAGCAACACAGAATAATAGTACAGTAGGGGCTTTTAATACTAACCCAACAAACACGCTGAACTCTGTTAATGTTTTAGCAATTGGGGACAATAATAGTGTAGGGTCTAACTCTTCAGCTATTGTTAACGGTAATAATAACATAGTAGGGGGCGACGTAAAAAGCGTAAATGTAGCAGGGTCAGATAATACTATACAGTCAGGGCTTAAAAATGTAACTGTAATAGGTGACAGTATAAACGTAACAGAATCAAATACAACGGCAATAGGTGATTTGATTATTCAAAGTGGGCAAATAATAGATATGAAAATCAATAGTACTTTTACGCCTATTGCTACAGATGATGAACAAGGGAGTGAAGGAAGTATAGCTTTTGACACTAGCTATTTATATATTAAAACCTCTTTAGGGTGGGGGAGGATTTCTCTAGACTATTCTTTTTAGTATAAACAATTATTAAAATAATATATATAAAAATATGAATGTAAATAATAAAAAAAGATTCTTTCAAAATATAGCGTTAGACGATAACGGTAATATGATTGTAGTAGTAAACACAAAAACAGGAATAAGCACAAAGGGAGAAAGCCAGTACAATGTTATGAAAAAATTAACTATGGACGTAGACGGCAAATTAAACATTTTTAACGATTAAACAATGAGTGAAGGAATAGACAATCAATATGACTTTTTTAAGAAAGTTAATTTAGACGCAGACGGTAATTTAGGAGTTTCTATAGAGGGCGTTAGCGACCCTAGGACAGTTTCAACAGTATCAACGGCAACATTAATAATTGATAGTTCAATAACAGACCAAAGCATAATAACTGCACAGGCTGAAGGGTTAACAATAGGAGTTCCAACAGGCACACCTGTAGAGGGTAGAAAGTTAATTATTAGAATTAAGGACAATGGAACTAATAGGGCTTTAACCTGGAATGCTATTTTTGAAGTTATAGGGGTAACACTACCAACAACAACAACGGCAAATAAAACGATTTATGTAGGTTTAATCTATAACGGTACTAGTACAAAATGGGACGTTATTGCAGTTAAAGAACAAGCTTAAAATTATGGTAACAATAATAAGTAAAATAGAACTAGAGGGAGTTGATAATTTAAACTATTCAGATGTTGGCTATACTACAGACGCTTCTATAATTAACGAAATAAACGAACAATACGACGCAACTTTAGGGGCTTTTTTAGGAGAGAATAGAACTAAATTAGAAATAGGGGAAATTAGTATAAGTACTTTTTTCGCTAATACTTCTTATGTTAATGAAGCTAGAACAGAAGTAGAAAACATAGAGGGGTTAGGATTATTAGAGGTTAACAATATAAACGAATTGTAAATGGCAGTACCAACTAAAGGAAATGTAACAAACGCAAACCCTACACCTGGAGCAAATTTTAAGACTCAGAACCATACTCAAAATACGGGTAACAACGGTTTAATAATTGCTCAATTTACAATGTCAAACGCGCGAACATATACAAGTTGTACTTATGGGGGTGTTGCAATGACACAACTCTACCAAATTAATAGAAGTGGTTTATCTCAAAGAATGGCTTTTTTTTATTTAGAGAATCCACCAACGGGAAATAATCAATTAAGAGTTAATTTTAATAACTCACAATGGAATCCGATATCAATGCACATTCGAAGTTTTACAGACTGTGGGGGCGTAGGGGCATCTACTAGAGTAGGAGGACAATCAACACCAAATAACGGAAGCTTAACAGTAGAAGACGATTCTTTAATAATGATAACTTCGTGCAGTATTAACGCAATTACAAGCCAACAAATTCCAACGGGAACAAACCAAACATACGCACAACACAACACTAACAGACAAGTAGCAACTGGGTCAATTTCTACTAACGTTGGGCATAGTGCAGGTAGTATTCTTTTACGGTCTACCTCAACATTTGGAAGTATAACTTTAGATAGAACTGAAATTAAAGGCTTATCTACTTCTGTTGATACCTCAGGGGGTGATTTTTTCATGATTCTTTAATATAGGACTTTCATAGGACTTAATTAACAGTTTATCGAAAACATTAATTTTGTGTTTATATATTAAAACAACAACAAATAAAACAATGAGTGAAGTATTTAAGACAAAAGACGAATGCAGTTTTGATATATACCCTGAAATTAAAGAGAAAGTAATTTTAGACGCTTTAATAGGTGAAAGTATAACTTATAATCTACCAGAAGAAACTACAGACGTATTAATTGAGTCATGGAATAGTCGTTTTTGGGTTGCTGAAGGGTACGACGGGGCAACAGTTATTAAAAATAAAAAACACCCTAGTATCTCAAACTTCTTTCATGACTATTTTTATAGAAGTGGGTTCGCTAGTGGCTACAAAAACGGCAAAATGGTAGATGTTATTTACAAAAGAATGCTAAAACTAACAGGGTACAAAGCTTATAAATCAAATATTAGATATCTAGGTATAAGAATCTTTGGTAGTTTTTTAAGAATAGGACACAGAATAAAAGGCAATAAGAATACACCCAGTAAGGCTATGATAAACCTTTATAACGCTTTAAATTAATAAAATGGCTAAAAAAAAGATAGTTGTAGAAACTAAATACACCGCGAAGGGGGTAGATGATGTCAAAGACGCATACCAAGACATAGGAAAAGAAGCAAGTAAAAGTTCTGAAGACGTTGAAGAACTCAATGAGTCTATAGAAGGAACGGGGGAAGCTTCAGAAGGTACTAAAAAGGGTCTAGGGGGTATGTTAGACGGCTTTAAGGCTATAGTAATGAATCCTATAGGGGTTGTGTTAATTGCTTTAGTTGGTGCTATTAAATTTGTTACTGACGCTTTAGAAAGTTCAGAGGGTGCAAGTAACAAACTTTCGCAGGGCTTTTCTTATTTAAAAGGTTTTATAGTTCCTTTACAAAAAGCAGTAGTTAAGGCGTTTAATATTATAGCCGACGCAGTAAGTAAGCCAGGTGAAACCTGGGACAAAGTAGTAAAGACTTTTGAGGACGGTGTAAAGTACATGAAAAAAAATGTTATAGCACCGTTAAAAGCAGGTGTTTCTAACATGGCTTTAAATCTAGAAAAGCAGTTTCTTAAAATAAGAATAGCAATAAACGACGCCTTAGGAAATGACAGTGCAGTAAGAAGGTTGAAAAGAAACTTAAGAAGCGTAAAAAAAGAAATAAAAGTAAATCAAAAAATAATTTCAGACGCTTCTAAGAAAATAAAAGAAGACATAACAGACGGGGTTAATGCAGTTGTTGACGGTGTTAAAGATTACGTTAAAGAAGCGGACGCACTAGGGGATAAGCTTTCTGCTTTAACTAGAAGAGAACAACAACTTTTAAAATCTAGAAGGCTTCAGAGCGTTCAAAATGCCAAAGACTTATCAGATATTGAAAAGTTAAAGTTAATAAGAGATAACGAAGCGCAAAGCTTAGAGGATAGAATAAAAGCGAATGAAAGAATAGGAAGGATAGAAAAAAAGAGAGTCAGTGAGTCTTTATCATTAATTAGTGCAGAGTTAAAACTAACACAGGACAGGATAAGACTAGAAGGTGATAGTACCGATTTACTAGATAAAGAAGCTGAACAACTTTTAGCAATACAGGAATTAAGAGGGGAGAGTGCAGGAATAGAGAATGAACAAGTAGTAAATAAGACGGCCTTATTAACTGAAGAGTTTGACAAAAGAGCTTCTTTGATTGATAAAGAAAAAGAATTATTATCTATAAGAGAAAAAGACGCTACTAAATTAGCTGACGCAGAAGTACAGGCACAAATAGATAAACTAGAAGCATTAAAAGAGTTAGGCTTACAGGAAAAGGCTATTTTTATAGAAACACAAAACGCTCTAGAGTTAGCACAGGCAAACGCTATACAGACAAGAAAAGAAGCAGAATTAGAAGCCATTAAAGAAAAAGAAGAGCTAGACAAAAAGAACTCTGAAGACGCTATTAAATTAGCTTCTGACACTGCAAAGCAAAAAGCAGACTTAGAACAAGCATTAAACAATCAAATATTAAATTTTGCTAACTCTTTATCTACTGCATTAGGTGAAGAAAGCAAAACGGCTTTAGCTATTCAGAAGACCATAGCACTAGCACAAATTGGAATTGATACGGCTAAGGCTATATCTAGTTTAGTTGCTTCGTCAAGTGCCAACCCTGGTAACGCAGTTACTTTCGGGGGTGCAGGTGCTATACAATTCGCTACAGGATTATTGCAAATAGGTTCTAACTTAGCACAGGCTTATAGTATATTGAAACAACCTGCGCCCCAACTAGGGGGGGGGAGTGCTAGTGGTGGGGGGTCTGCACCAAGTACAGGACAAACAACGCCAGATTTAGGCTTTAACGGACAAAGCGCAGGTACTCAGGAATTCGGTAGTCAAATAATTAAAGCCTATGTAACTGAAAGCGACATAACAACTTCACAGACTAACGCTAACAACATTCANCAACTAAGTCAAATAGGTTAGNNAGGTTAAACAATTAATAAAAACTTATATATTAAGATATGGAAAAAAAGATACTAATAGAATTATATATAGACGAAGAGGACAAAGAAAACGGTTTAGACATTATTAGTTTTGTTTCTGCGCCTGCAATTGAAAAAGACTTTATGCACTTTAATAGTGAAGTAGATAATTTTAAATTCAAGTCTACAGACGAAGAAAAAAGAATCGTAACGGGTGCTTGTATGATTCCAAATCCAGGAAATAGTAAGACTAGACGCAGAAGGAAAACCGTATTTTGTTTTTTTTACTGAAGAAACAATTTTAAAAGCCCAAGAAGTTTTTGCAAAATATGGAAAGACTAAAACAACTAATTTAGAACACGAAGACGACACTTTGCAAGGTGCTACGGTTGTCGAATCGTGGATAGTTAAAGACCCTAGCAATGACAAGTCAAACGCTTTAGGCTTTTTAAATGTAGCTGAAGGGAGTTGGTTTGTATCTTATAAAGTTGATAATGAGGAACTTTGGGAAAAGGTAAAAAAAGGTGAAGTTAACGGCTTTTCTATAGAGGGCGTATTTTCTAAAAACATAGTTAAGATGTCAGAAGAAAAGACTTTAGAAATTATTGAAAAAATAGTAAACGATAAAGACTTAACAGACTCTGAAATGTACGACAAAATAAACATTATAGTGTCTGAATTATAAAAAAATGGAACAAGTAAAACACTTATATATATAAAGTTATGGATAGAAGCAAATTTATAGAAAATATTAAGGCTATGTTCTCAGATGAAGAGAAAGAAATAGTTTTAAAAGACAAGCCTGCAGAAGTAGAGTTCGCAGACGTTACAACTGAAGACGGCATAATCTTAAGAACTGCTGAAGCTGGAATGATAGAAGGCGAAAAAGTGGAGATAGTTAGCGTCGACGAAGAAGGTGTAGAAACTGTAGCCCCTGCCGTTGAGGGTGAGTATAGTGTAGAAGGTAAAGTAGTTACTTTAGACGCTGAAGGTGTAATAGTTTCTATCGTTGAAGCAGAAGAGGAAGCACCAAAAGAAGAAGAAGAAGTAGTAGAAGCTGAATTGTCTGAAGCTTTACCAAAATGGGCTGAAGGTTTAGTATCTAGATTAGAAGCTATTGAATTAGCAAATTCTAATTTAGCAGAATCTATGTCGGCAATTGACGACCTAAGCGAAGTAGTTTCTAAAATTGCTAACTTACCTGCAGACGAAGAAATAAAACTAAGCAAAACAGTAAGTGCAAAACAAAAGAAGGCAAATTCTAGAGATGAAAAGTTNAAATTTTTATCAAAGAGAAAATAATAAATAAATATTAATAATTAAACAATAACAAGATGGCTTTAGACGTAAGCGGACTGTCGGTNTATACTGACGAAAACAAAATGGACTTGATTAAGAAATCAATCCTAGAAGGTAGAACTTTAGAATATGTAACTATCCAACCAGANATTAAATCTAGTGCAACTATCAATATTATTGATTCTACTTTAGTAGGTCAAGCAGGGGCATGTGGTTTTAGTTCTAGTGGAACAACTGCATTAACTCAGAGAACTTTATCGGTAGCACCTATTAAAGTGAATGAATCTATTTGTGTTAATACTTTAGAAAGTTACTATACACAAAAAATGATGAATGCAGGTTCTTACAATGAGAACATACCATTCGAGCAAATTTTTGCAGAAGACAAAGCAGACAAGATTTCTGACATGATCGAGACGATCTTATGGAAGGGGGACACTACAGGTTCAGGAAATTTAGCACTTGCAGACGGTCTTTTAAAAGTAATTGACGGTGTTTCTGCAGTAGATGGAAATGTTGACGGTGTAACTGTTGCGACGGGTATTACTTCGGCTAACGTTGTAGATATTATCGACGGTATAGTTTCTTCTGTACCTGCTGACATTATAGACGCAGAAGACTTAGTTTTATATGTAGGTTATGACAAGTACAGAACTTATGCAAAAGCTT